GGAATTAAGAACAGCGGCGGACTTGTTAACGTCCACGCCCATCTGCATGGCTTCTATTTGCTCTTTACGGCTAAGGTTTGCTAGTGCAGAGCGTTCACGCTGCATTTCGCGTATACTCTTTTCCTCTGCATCTAGTCTCTTTGAAATGTCTCCGGCACCACCACCAAGACTTCCAAATATACTACCAAAAGTGCTCTTGTCCTTTGCATTAGCAATACGCTCTGAAAGATCACCTAGACCTGCGAAGAACGCATCTTTTTTGCCCTGTGCACGGCTCTCAGGAGACAATTTTTCCGCAAGTTCCTTACGAAGTTCAATGTCCTCTTCAGACTCTGCTGGCATCAAGCTTTTAATTAGGTCGATATTACCACGTAGGTTCGTAGGTAGGCCGTAGACGGTGTCGTCTCCCTGCGCAGCATCTACAAGTTCTTCGCCCCCAGCGTCTTTCGACCCTGAGTACCGGCGTAAGATATCCTGCTCATACTTGCGTGTCTTAGCTCCATGCCCCTTTGTGTTAGGCCCAGCAAAGTGGAATGCTCCGGCTTTGCCGATATCACCACCACCAAATTCAATTGCGTCTTGTAGCTGCGCTGTTCCTAGCGCGTCTTGGTAGGCACGGCCTTCTTTGCTTCGACCCTTATTACCTTGCAGTAGGTCGGGGCGATAGGGGAGACCGAGTCGTTCGGCTAAAGCGCGAGCAGTTGGTGGCATGAACTGATACGCACCTAGTGCGCCACTACCTTCAGCATTAGCTACACCGTAGTCGCCACCGCTTTCTTGGGCTATGATGGCTTTGCGGAAGCGTTCAAGGTCGATACCGCCACCTCGGCCAAATGCAACCATACCGCCACCTGCATAGCCCTCGTCAAAGCCACCGCTACTGGGCTCATCAAACATAGTGTCAGGTACAGGTAGTTCAGAAAGACCACCGCCAGCCATATATGGAGGCACCATGCCACCTTCAGCCATACTAGGCATCTCTTGCGGCATACCCATTTCTTGAGGCGCAGCCATTTCTTGAGGCGGCATTTCCTGTGGCGGGGGACCCATTTCTTGAGGCGGCATAGCCGCAGCTTCTGGAGTAGCACCAAGACCTGCAGGGGCACCCATAGGGGCACCCATAGGTGGCGCAGGGGGAGCAGGGGGAGCAAAGACCTGTTGGGCCACAGTCTGCTGGGGTGTAGCTTCAGTCTGCGCAGCCGACCGCATACGGTCAATAAACATACCTGCTAGCGTGCCCGCAGTAGGGTCAAGAATACCCATCTGCATAGCTTCAGCTATCTTCTGTTTGTTGCCGCCGTAGTCCTTGGCTATCGCTTCAGGAGACTGTATGGTAAACGGTTTAGTTTCCACTTTAAATTACTCCCGCCCTGTTAGCAGTATTGTAGAGAGCAGCTGCGCCGAGACCGCCACTAACTAGCTGCGAGCCTAGCGAAGCATTGGGAGCGTAAGTTGTGCTAGTTGTATTCGGTGTTACTGGCACACCGCGTAGCAAGCTGCTGTACTGCTGCATCTGCTCCATCGGATAATCACGCTGGCGCAGGAAGTCTTGATACGCCGTGTCTAGGTACTGCTGGTTCATCGCTTGCTGCTGCGCAGCTGTACCCTGCTGCATACCCAAGCGGGCTTGGTCGGCTTGCGACTGCGCCGAACCAATATTAGCAAGTGTCTGACCCATCTGACCGGCTTGCGCCAGCCCTGCAAGCCCCTGCTGCGAACCAAACTGACGAGACTGCTCACCCATACGTTGAGTATCAAGCCCTGCCTGCTGGTTAGCCAGTGCAGCGCGCATCGCTTGCTCTGAGTTAAGTCCTTGCGTCTGAAGTTGGGCTGCGAGGTTTTGCACGTTAGCCTGTGACTTAGCATCAAGGTTAGCAAGAGCGGTTTTCAAACCGACGTCAGTGCCAAGTTGCTGGACGCCAAGTTGAGCCGCCAAGTTCTGCTGCTGCGCTGTCATAGTCGCGCCACGATCACGCTCAAACTGAGCCTGTGCGTTTTCAAACGCCGATTGCGAACCACGTGCTTGGATGTCACCTAACTGCGTACCTAGATTACGCTCACGCTCGAGACCAGCAAGAAGCTGGCGGCTACCACCATATGTGCCCTGACGAGCAGCGCCGAGGTCTTGCACAATCTGCCCCTGCCGCGCATCGCGGACGGCTTCGCGCTTCTGGGTATCTACTACGTTCTGCATGTACGGCGACATGTACTGGTTGGTTTGCTGCTGTCCGAACTGGTCGGGAGCTTGCATCTGGAACGTCGTCAGATTGGGGTTGTAGTTAGTCTGCGCCGCTTGCATACTGGGCGCATTAACCTGCTGTGCATTCACCTGTTGGAAACCAAATTGGCCGGGAGTATACTTCCCCGCCTCCAAAGAACCAAGACCCGCAGCGGTAGCAAGCGTGCTAGCATTGCCGAACTGTCCCGGTGTCTGCATACCTAGGATATTCTGTTGGACTCCACGCTGCTGCTGCGTGAAATCAGCTATGCGCTCTTGACCGTAGGGTTGGTAGTCAGTTGTTAGCGTCGTGCCTGCCCGCTGCATCAGCCCTTCGAAATAGGGGCGTGCGTATTCGGGGAGGGTTGACTGAGTAACCTCCGACTTTTGTACTTGATTGCTACCGCCACCACCGCCCATATTACGCTCCTAGTCCTGCATCTGCGACCGGCAATTCATATACCTGCCAAAGTGCTTTATATCCATCGTCTTTAAAAATCTTTGACCAACCGATCCTACCAGAAGATTCGATCCGTTCACAGTCATTATCGTGCGCCCAGTGCTGCAACATTTTAAGCATAGGAGTTTTCCATTCCATACCTTCATCACCTGCGCAAAATACCATATCAAGGCATAACATACGTGGGTACTGCTTAAAGCAGGTTATTGTAATACCTTTTATCTCTTCGCCTGTAAATGCAACCCAGAGATGATGGTCATACTGCGTAACCGAGTCGAGGATATCTTCAGGCTCATACCGACCAAACGTATACTCCGCAGCTTTACTCAAGTGTGGGAAGATGCGAGGCCATAACTCACTCACATGTTCGGTAGGAATTAAAGTAACTTGCATTATGCAAGCCCACGCCGCACTTTAGTATCTTCTCCACGGTCCGCTTTCTTGCGGGCTTTGTGCGCCTTGTTCATAAGTGAGTACAGCTTGGCAGTGCCCTTCTTCGGGTTGCCGCCGCCTAAGCGCTTAACTGCCTCTGGCGGGAATAACACTTCGTCGCGGGCGACACGTGCTTCCTGCTTACCACCGATACGTGCTTTAATGGAGTCGCTTACCCCGTCACCGGGCCCTTGCAGGGGGCGTCCGCCCATACGAGACAGAAGCTCCATACCTGCATTGCTGCTGCCGTTACCAAGCTCTGATACAGTGCGAGCATCAACGACAAAAGAGCCGTTCTTCATATCTACTTCACCGCCATCGGCGTAGCCCATGTCTTGTTGGGGGTCTACCATATACGGAGTGAGTATCTGGTTGTAGCGGTTCTGGCCCTTCTTAGCGTTAGGGTTCAGGACATTTTGTAGTATGGGTGTGCCCCGCGCAGTGCTGGAACCCGGCTGTACGACTTGGCCCTGCATGTTATAAACTTCAGGCATACCTACGTCGAAGTAGCGACGCTCCTTGGACGACTTAAGAAGGTCTTCGGTGTTGTCTGCGAAAGTAGCATTGCGCTTCTGCGCAGTGTACGGACCAGCATAGGAATTATCTATGACGCCGTCATCACCCATAGTGCCTTGTTTTGGGGCCATTGCACCGGAGATACCACTCGTAATGCCTGAAACACCCAACATAGGAGCAGCTTTAGAGATAATGCCCGGAGTACCAGCAGGTAGACCTGCACGTGTAGCTTGAGCGAAGCGCGAACCTAAGCCGCCTGTGAACTCTGCGCCTTTCATTACCGGAGGTGGCATATTGCCTACAGAGTTAGCGAACTGCCGAGCAAACTCTGGGCTGTTTATAGCTGCCTGCATAGGGTTAACCGCCGTAGGCGCTACGGTCGGTGCAGTTAATGTAGTAGCCCCCGGACCACCAGCAATGCCGGATGCTGGGATGTTTACTGTTGGTGTTACTGGTGTATTAGCAAGATTACCAAGAGTATCAGGAGTGACGGCGACTGGCGCAAGCTGCGCTGCCGGTACAGCAGCACCAAGACCCATATTAGCACCAAAGAAACCAGCTTTGTCGCCAAGTAACCCAGCTGCGTTGTGTGAGATAGAACCACCAACACCAGCCATACCAGCCATACCAGCACCACCAAAGGCACCGAGGCCAGCCATCAAGCCCTTCTTCAAGCTACCAGTACGTGCGAACTGACCTGCGCCTACGATACCAGCAGCAAGGGGAGCACCGACGCCAGTAGCCGCTAGGGCTGCGCCAAGAATAGTTGGGAGAAGTTTGCCAAGCCAGCCAGCTTCAGGCAGACCTGTTTGCGGGTTAATAGTAAGTGAGCCGCCATGTGCCATAGCCAGACCTTGAAGGCTGTTAACCTCGTCTGGTGTCATGTGGATAAGCATAGAGTCTTCGCCGCGACCTTGCGACTGCAACTGCTGCGCCATAGGGTTTTGAGCCACATTCAGCCCACCCTGCGTAGGAAGACCACCCGTAGTGCCGGGTATGGGTGTGCCTAGCTGTGGGGGGTTGCCCATAGGTGAAGCTGCGTTGTAGTCCATTATCCCTTATCCCTACCTTATCACTACGCTTATAGCGGCAATCTGTTCAAAACTAAACACCATTCTTACGTGGCCTTCGATACAAAGAACGCTTCGACAATAGCCGAAGGTGTACCCGGATGTGCAGGTGTTACACCTGCTGAGTACGCAACTGCTGGAAGATGCTCCATAACTACGCTTGTGCTGGTTGTGTGCCACATAACTTCGACCCATACGCCCGCTGCCTCTGCATAACCACTAAATGGTGTAACCGCGATAAGGTAAGAGGGTGTGCCTGAAGATTTGCGGGGCGGTATTGTAAACCGGCTGTTTGAGTTAGCGACATCCGTTGTGGTGGTGCCGTTGTTGTACCGGAACCATACGTCTACTTCTTGGGTGTCATTCGTCGTGTTCTTAAACGCCAAGCTATATATCAGCATATAGATGCCGGGGGCGGCAAAGGTGATCCGCGTGTTATTAACGCCTGTTATAGATATATCATCGGTAAACGACGTCACTTCTAACTTAACTGGGTAAGCCACATCAACGGCTGCTGCTGACTGGTCAACTAAACTAGTAAACTGATTATGTGGGAACGTCAGACCGATGCCGCTTCCGTAGAAGAAGTCCGCTGTGTATTTCTGCGCATTGTTTGGGGTGCGCGAGTCTAACTGCGAGAAGTAGTTTTCTATAACGCGAATAACCTGCCGTATATACTGCGGGTCGTAATGTGACGGTGGGTTAGGTAGTGGAGCGGCTTTGAATCTATCTAGTGCCATTAGCGTTTACCATCTTCACGGGCATCCAAGCGCGGGGCACCCAACTGCCACTGCACACCAAGATTTTCAGACTGGATTTTAAGCGCCATCTGGCGCGCACGGGCACGCAGGAAGACCTGATCGGTGTACTGGTCTACCGAAGTCTCGATGACAGGCTTTGAGTCCGCCACGTTGTTAGAAAGCGCAGAACCGGGGAAGTTACGCGAGCGGATTTGCATGGTGACACTAGCATCATTAGCTATGGACCCGCTAAACCCAACGTCAGGAATAATGCGTCTGCAAAGCATAAACTGGTCGCCATCAGCCAAGTCGAAGTCCGACGACTGGATATAGGATAGCATTGGATCAGCATCATCGTCGATGCCGTCCTCGTGGTTGTAAGTCTGCCCCGCTGAGAAATCAGAGAGTGGTGTGTTTGCGGCCTGTGGGTAGCGGCGCAGTGCTGTATCTAACCAAGCGGTGCGCTCTATTGTTCCATAGTACCAGATGCGCTCAAGGTGGTTATAGACCACATAGGCATTGTTATAGTCGCTATCACCTGCTGGGTAGAACCACCAGACTTCGTTCCATTGCTCGTTGGTGCCGCAGATAACCTGATCGGACTGAGAGATGTTAATGTTCTGGAACACGTGATTGCGCAGTGTGCATGGTAGCGTTTCGACGCGCCCGGTATAGGCATAGAACTTATCTTGGCCCATCCAGTAGGTAATGTTAGCTGCCGTTGTCACCGCACGTGATGAGATGATGGAGATATTGTCAGCATATTCCTGCAAGCCGAACACGTCTGTCGTGCCGAGGAATTGGAGCGTGAACAGGTGGCTATCCGTCCAGACCAAGATTTCCTGACGTGATGGCATAGCGCGTACGATGCGCGAGCCACGCGATACCCGGATGTCCCCTGCGGTATTGGTCGGCTGCGGAATCCAGTCTTCAGGAGTGTCTTGGTCAGCCCAACGGATAAGCATCGGGTCGAAATCGTCAGGGTTCGTTGAGCCAAACGGCACAGCGCCAAAGGCAATAAGATGCCGGTCTTGCTGAGACACGAGCAACTGCATAATCTTAACTGGTACTGCTTCTGCATATTCCGTAGGGGTATAGACAGGCGCGCTGGTCGCCGTAGCCCAGTCAAACGCATACTTCTGTAGCGTAATAGCCCGCGTGGCAAGCGCCGTGCCCGGATCGGGAGTAGCACCGCGAACCCACCAGTAACCAGCCCCATTGCGGATATTCATGACGAGGTCGTTATCGAAGTTATCGAACCACCAGTCGCGCTGCGGGAAGAAGACCGGCTCAGTCGAACCAAGACCCCAAGCCCCACGCGACCACGTGCCTGTACCCCAACCATAACCTTCTGTGGTAATTGGATATCCGGGGCGGATTTCGAAGTCGATGATAATAACAGTACCGCCTCCACCAGAGACGTTTGAGGTGACCGGACTTGTAACAGGGATCGTGAAAGTCAGGCCAGTAACCACAGTAATCTCGTGGTTGCCGTTAATCTCGTCCGCAGGCACACCACCAATAGTGCCGGTTACACCTGAGATTTCTACGAAGTCACCTGTTTCGGCAAGGTGTGCCACCGGTAACTGGATGGTTACCACATTAGGCGCAGTGGTATCTGTGTAGACGCAGTTGTCAGTGTCCGGTGTGTCAAGCGTAGGGTCAACCAGACGCAGTGGGGTGATGTTATTGTAGTAGCCACCATTCTCGATGAAAACCTTCTGATGCGTACCAAGCGCCATGAGGTTATCGGAATAGGTCGTGACCCAGTTCCACATCTGACGGCACACGCCTTGGAATTGAGCAGACGTAGCTTTCTGCCAGCCACCAATCTTCTCTGGATATCCAGAGCGGAAACGTATTTTGTCGCACTCGCGCCAACCGCCCTCGTTCGAGTAGTCGGTCTGGTCGCGGTTTACACCGGGCTTAAACTGGAGCTTGATGAATGGCATCTATTAGCTCCTACTGCTGACTAAACTGGAAAGTGACGTAGCCGCTCGCACCACCAGCGATTATCTGGTACGCTTGTCCCGGCGTAACCGAAACAGAAGAAGCACTAGTTATAATTTGCGGTTGCCCTGCCGACGTCGTGCCTGCTGCGGTGCGCCCAAAGGCGGAGGATGGGGTGCCGGGAAACTCGCCGCCGGGGGTATAAACGAAAAAGCCGATACCCCATTCAACGGGAGGTTGGCCCGGGCCACCTACTGGGCTACTGCTACGATTATCCCACGGGCCGAGAACGCGTTCAGCTACACCATTAGCGAGGTAAGTTTGGGGGTTACTCGGCTGCGTAAAATAACCACCCGTAGAAGAATTCCAACTTAGCAATAGCGGGTCAAGAGTTATGTACCGGTCTCCGGTACCCCCTGAGTTAGCTGCCGCTAGGACGCCGTCTGCATACGCCCCTGCCTGCGCATAAGTGTAGAACGCACCGGGTGAGCCCGGTTGATCGGAGCTGGGTACGTAGGCAGCTCCGTAAACAGTATTGTACACATAATCTCCGGGGACCTCGGAATACAGACCACCAGCAACCTGAAGGTTAAGAATCGTAGACACGCCAGTAGGCGCAGTCCATATGCTACTGGTACCAGCGCCAAACGTAACCGTTTGAAAAACAGGAGGCGGTCCCGGAGGTGGTGGAGTCGGGGTCGGCGGAGGAGGCGGAGGAGCAGCCGAAAAGGTACCAGCCCCTCGTGCGCTTGCTACTCCACGTGTGACGATTGTCGGCACTGTGCGCTCCTTAGACGAACTTAGTCAGCGATGCAAAGACCGTATAGGCTGCGCTACCCGTCTTCACAATGGTATATGTATAAGCGTCAACACTCGAGGTGTTGCCTACGACAGGCGCACTATTCTGCCATTTGGGGGTGACGGTCACACCGTCAACTTGAAAGACATTATTGTAATACCCTACGGTGCTGATGGTAGCAAAGACCGCAATAGTGATCGCCTGCCCCGTAGAAAGCAGTGAGTTGATGGTCGTACCGCTATTACCACGTACATTAACCGTCCAGTTAGCCGATGCGTTACCGGTATAGTATAGTACCGACTGCGTAATCGCGTCGATAGTCAAAGTGCCACTCAGACCCGAACCTACAACTGTGGCGGTTTCAATAGCATAAGCCAGCGGCTGGAGCGACGTAATGTCCGTGTTAGTCCCAGACTTAGCTGCGCTCAGGTTAGACCGTGCACCCGCAGCCGTGTTTGATCCTACGCCGCCAGAGGTAAGGGCAAGAGGCGTTCCAAGTGTAAGCGATGTCAGGTGCGTCGTAGCGTCCACCACATTCACGCCGTCATTGTAAACCCACATAGTCTTGCCAGTAGGCACCGTGATGCCAGTGCCCGCAGTCGTCTTAACCACCACGCTGTCTGCACAGGTGTTGTTGACGATGTAGACCTTCTCAATGCTGGGTACGACCAGATTGCGTGTCGAGCCGCCAGTGGTGCCGATCAAGTTCAAGCGCAGGTTACGTGCGGTCTGCGTCGTGTTTGCATTGGAAAGAGTAAGTGTGACGTTGCCACTAGCAAAGGTAACATCCGCTGAACCGACAATAGCTTCTTCAAGCGCAGTCCCAAGGTTGACATTTGTGACGTTACCCCACGTGGCGAGGTTCTCGCCAGTGGTCATTAACTGGATTTTGAGATTGCTATATGTGCTTGACATCTTCTTTCCTTACGTCGGTATCTGAGTCCAGATTACTGTGTTACCACCACTGACCTGCATCTGTGTACCTGCTTAGGTGTCATCAACCACCTGCCAGTTTGGTATTTGCGTATCGGGTATAGCAGACCAATCTGTACTTTGCGAGCTAATAACAACCTGCCAACTTGGGTCCTGTGTGTCATCAATCGTAACCCAAACACCCGCCTGAGAGTCATCTATAGGCACCCAGTCTGGGTCTTGTACTGGAACGATTGGGTTCCAGCTAGGTACTTCTACAGTACCGATAGAGCCATTGGCTGAAACACCAGTTACTGAGTAGCTAGAACGGGTTGTAGTTGTGCCGATGAAGCCGTCGGCTGAAACACCCGTAGGCAGTGCGTTGGCTTTACCTGAAACCGTAGTTGTACCGACGAAGCCGTCGGCTGCTATGCCTGTGACTGAGAAACCAGTTCCTAGTTTAATCTCAATTGTGCCGACGAAGCCGTCGGCTGCTATGCCTGTGACAGGCACGTCGGCTTTAGCTAAGACCTCAGATGTGCCAACGAAGCCTTCGGCTAAGACGTCTGTAACATCTACGTTTGTATTGAACCGCTGGTCGGTTTCCACCCCTGAGAAGGGCACGACTGAGAAGCCTGAGAAACCTAAGAGGGCCGTGTTGTCTACGTTGCCTACGGCCTCACTAACATCACCAATGAAGCCGTCGGTTGCTACGCCTGTTAGGGTAGTGCTGGCTTTACCCGAAACCGTAGATATGCCGATAAACTCATTGGCTGAAACACCCGTAGGCAGGGCGTTAGCTTTAGCTGAGACCGCAGATGTACCGATTAACCCATTGGCTGCTACGCCTGTTACCGGTACGTTAGCTTTAGCTAAGACCGCAGATGTACCGACGAAGCCGTCGGCTGCTACGCCTGTGACAGGCACGTTGGCTTTAGCCAAGACCGCAGATGTGCCAATGAAGCCGTCGGCTGTTACGCCTGTTACTTGGTAGCTGAACCTAAACGCAACCGTGCCGACGAAGCCGTTGGCTGCTATGCCTGTTATGGTAGTGCGGCCTTTAGCCGAGATCGTAGCGGTGCCAACAAAGCCGTTGGATGCTACGCCTGTAACTGAGAAACTAATTCCTAGTTTAAATGTAGGTGTGCCAACGAAGCCTTCGGCTGCTACGCCAGTTAGGGTAGTGCTGGCTTTAGCTGAGACCGTAGATGTGCCGATGAAACCATTGGCTGCTACGCCTGTGGGTAGTGCGTTGGCTTTAGCTAAGACCGCAGATGTGCCAATGAAACCATCGGTTGCTACGCCTGTGATAGGCAAGTTGGCTTTAGCCGAGATCGTAGCGGTGCCAATGAAGCCGTTGGCTACTACGCCTGTGAGTAGTGCGTTAGCTTTAATTGAGATCGTAGATGTACCGACGAAACCTTCGGTTGCTACGCCTGTGACTGAGAAACTAGTTCCCAGTTTAAATGCAGGTGTGCCAATGAAACCATCGGCTGCTATGCCTGTGACAGGCACGTTGGCTTTAGCTAAGACCGTAGATGTGCCAATAAAGCCATTAGCCGAAACGTCTGTGACATCTACGTTTGTGTTGAATCGTTGGTCGGTTTCCACCCCTGAGAAGGGCACGACTGAGAAGCCCGAGAAACCTAAGAGGGCCGTGTTATCTATATTGCCTAAGGTTTCGCTGACATCCCCAATGAAGCCCTCGGCTACAACACCTGTGAGTGGTACGTTGGCTTTAGCAAAGACCGTAGATGTGCCAATGAAGCCGTTGGTTGTTATGCCTGTGAGTAGTGCGTTGGCTTTAGCTGAGACCGTAGATGTGCCAATGAAGCCATTGGCTGCTACGCCAGTTAGGGTAGTGATGCCTTTGGCCGAGATCGTGGCTGTGCCAATGAAGCCTTCGGCTGAAACACCCGTAGGCAGTGCGTTAGCTTTAGCCGAGACCGCAGATGTGCCAATGAAGCCGTTGGCTAAAACACCCGTAGGCAGTGCGTTAGCTTTAGCTGAGACCGCAGACGTGCCAATGAAGCCACCGGCTGCTACGCCAGTTAGGGTAGTGCGGGCTTTAGCTGAGACCGTAGATGTGCCGATAAACCCATTAGCTGCTACGCCAGTTAGGGTAGTGCTTACTTTAGTCGAGATTGTAGCGGTGCCAATGAAACCATTGGCTGCTACGCCAGTTAGGGTAGTGCTAGCTTTAGCTAAGACCGCAGTTGTACCAATAAAGCCGTTAGCTGAAACACCCGTAGGTAGGGCGTTGGCTTTGGCTAGAACTGTTTCGTTACCGATGAACCCGTTGGTTGAGACGCCTGTTAGGGCAGTGCGGGCCTTAGCTGAGACCGTAGATGTGCCGATAAACCCGTTGGCTGAAACGCCTGTTACTCGGTAGCTAAACCTAAACGCAACTGTGCCAACGAAGCCGTTGGCTGCTACGCCTGTGACAGGCACGTTGGCTTTGGCTAGAACTGTTTCGTTACCGATGAACCCAGTAGCTGAAACGCCTGTGACAGGCACGTTGGCTTTGGCTAGAACTGTTTCGTTACCGATGAACCCAGTAGCTGAAACGCCTGTGACAGGCACGTTGGCTTTGGCTAGAACTGTTTCGTTACCGATGAACCCAGTAGCTGAAACGCCTGTGACAGGCACGTTGGCTTTGGCTAGAACTGTTTCGTTACCGATGAACCCATTGGCTGCTATGCCTGTGACGGATACTCGGGCTTTAGCTAAGACTGCTTCATTACCAACGAACCCATTGGCTGCTACGCCTGTGACTAGGTAACCAAACTTAATCGTAACTGCGCCAATGAAGCCACCGGCTGCTACGCCTGTTAAAGTAGTTCTGGCTTTGGCCGATACCGTAGATGTACCGACGAACCCGTTGGCTGCTACGCCTGTTACTCGGTAGCTGAACCTAAACGCAACTGTGCCAATAAACCCATTGGCTGCTACGCCTGTGGCGGATACGCTTACAGATACATTAGGTAGAGTACTAAACGGTGTAGTAGAGAGGGGAGTAAAGCCAAACATACTATAGCTCCCTCCCTAAGCTGCGGTTAGGTAAATACCATACAGGGTGGTAAATTACCCGTTAGTTGCGCTGCCGATTGCGTTACGCATCGTCATGCCGAGGATAGCCGTAATAGCTATCTGACTTGCTTCTATAGCAGAGGCATCACCAACAAGAAAGCTGGCAATAGCGCCAATGACGCCAAGGGCACCGACGATATAAGTCTTTTTACCTTTAAACTTACCCATAATCATTCTCCCGTTTCTTTAAGCCATGCCGCCACATCAAATGATGGGCAGGCTTTTCTAGTACCGGGCCAGTCGCGGTGACCGCGAATGATAATGCCCGGATAGCGTCCCTTATACGTCCTAATGAGTGTAAGGAGCGACTTCTTTTGTGCATCTGTACGGGTATCTTTAGGTTGTTTCATACCCTTATCCATACCACCAATGTAGCAGATGCCAATGTTGCCTGTGTTTGCGTTGCCTACATGCGCACCTTTTTGGTCATCGCGCAGCGTACGGTGCATAGAGCCATCAACCTCAATAACCCAGTGGTAGCTAGTCTGGCCGAACTTAGCCTTGTCCCACTCTGTAACCTGCTCATGCGTAACATGACGCCCTTCTGGCGTAGCCGCGCAGTGGATCGTGAGATATTTGACAGGACCTAGTTTTGCCATCACTCAGCAGCTTGTGGCTCAACCCAATCTGGGTTCAGCGCCCAATCAGTACCGTCGAAGGTATACTTGTTACCAACCCAATCGTCGGGGGCAGTAATACCTTCGTATATGGTTGCAGTGCTGGCGTTAAGGTCAGCGATTATGAACTCAGCCGGATCGCCAACGACGATGGTGTCCTCATTCAATACAACGACTTCTGTATCATCGAGCAGATACTTAGAGAGGTTAGTAGAATTTTCAACGATGGTTTGCATGGGCTTATCCTTTTACAATAATCTTGCTTGCTGCAACAGCTGTGCCAGCAAACACGGATGGGCTATCCGCCGTCAAGCCTAGCGCTCCGGTAGTTTGTACGAAATAAGACTGTCCCGGTGTGAGGCCAGTCTGCGCATCATCGACAGCGCCCACTACTTGGACAGTAGCCGTTTGGCCGTTCGTATAGGCACCGTTACTGAAGCCGATAAAGTTTTCAGCGGTGAGGTTGGTGCCCTTGACTGTTCCGACGATAGCAGTACCAAAGCTGGAGTTGCCGGCGTCTTGATAAGCTATGACTACTTTTTGAGAAACGCTGTCGTAAGTGGCGGAAATGTATGGGGTAGTTGCGCTCTCAAACACAACCACAGTACCAAAACTGATGCTGGTGCCACTGACTGTTCCGACGATAGCAGTACCAAAGCTGGAATTGCCAACGTCTTGATAAGCGATGACTACTCTCTGAGCGTTGCTGTCGTAGGTAGCGGAAATGTATGCGGTACTTGCGCTCTCAAACACAGTAGCAGTACCGAAACTGATGCTGGTGCCACTGACTGTTCCGACGATAGCCGTACCAAAGCTGGAGTTGCCAACGTCTTGATAAGCGATAACTACTTTTTGAGAAACGCTGTCGTAGGTAGCGGAAATGTCAAGGGTGGCCGCGCTCTCAAACACAGTCGCAGTACCGAAACTGATGCTGGTGCCACTGACTGTTCCGACGATAGCAGTACCAAAGGCGCTGTTGCCGTTGTCCCGATAAGCGATAACTACTTTTTGAGAAACGCTGTGGTATGTGGCGGAACTGTAGAAAGTGGCCGCGCTCCTAAACACAACCGCAGTACCAAAACTGATGCTGGTGCCACTGACTGTTCCGACGATAGCAGTACCGTAGTTGGAGTTGCCGGAGTCTTGATAAGCAATAACTACTCTCTGAGCGTTGCTGTCGTAAGTGGCGGAAATGTCAATGGTGGCCGCGCTTTCGAACACAACCGCAGTACCAAAACTGATGCTGGTGCCGCTCACCGTACCAACGATAGCAGTACCGTAGTTGGAGTTGGCTACGTCCCGATAAGCTATGACTACTTTTTGAGAAACGCTGTCGTAAGTGGCGGAAATGTATGTGGTATTTGCGCTCTCAAACACAGTCGCAGTACCGAAGGTCGGGCTTGAAAAAACGACTATGCCTGCCACGCTCACTGTTCCGTCAGTATTAACGATAACCGTTGAGCCGTCTGCCAGCGTTCCAGAAGCGACAGCTTGAAACGCGGGGCCGCCTGCTGCACTCGTCCATGCCGTGCCATTGCTAGTAAGGACGTTACCTGCTGTGCCGGGTGAAGTTAACCCAGTGCCGCCATTAGCGGCAGGCAGTGTGCCGTAGCCATCCGAAATAGCCTTACCAGCAGGATAGGTTACAAAGACATCCTTGGTACCTGCGGAGAAGGTAACCTTGGTCGTACCACCTGCACTTGATGCGAGCACCGTATCGCGGGATAGTGTTGTACCCGAAGCCGTGTAAGTGCCGATACCAACTTCCCACTCCGAACCTGCCGTAATAGTATAATACGTAGTATTGCCGTTACCGATAGCCGTGCCAAACGAAACATACCCGATAGGGGCCGTACCACTAAGCGTGATCGTGCCCGTACCAGTTGTCGTAGTTGTGTCCTTGACACGGTCTGCGAGAATAAGTGGCATTACATAGGGTTCCGTAGTTTATATTATGGCTGGCTATCGGCTACGCTACTAATGTTATTAAGCTTGACCAATACGAATAATTGCGTTCGCAGCATCAAATGCTGGGAAAACGATGGTGAAATCGCCTGCCGTCGAAGTCTTATCCGAACCAAAGTCCAGTACACATACCGCAGCGTTCGTCAGCGTGGTGTTCGCGTTCGAGTTAGCAGACGGCGTGGTATTATAAATAAGAGCGCCGCGAGCCGTAACGGTCGCATTGGTGAACGTAAGGTCGGTAAAGTCAGTGAAACCCGTACCATTGGTAGTCGTTGAGTTAGTTGTACCGACACCGGTACGCGTCAGCGTGCCGCCACCAGCCGTGTAGTTTGTGCCGGTCACTTCGTTGGTAGCCGAATAAGCCGTCGTGTTTGCATCAATCGTAGCTGAAGAAGTGTACATGGCTAACTTGAAAGTGTCGCCACCTGTTACACGAAAGTCGTGTACGGCGAGCATAAGTTCAGCTTTGAAACTAGTGCACATTGCTTGGGTAATTGGCATGTTAAGGCCTCCTTATATATCGAGTATGGCGGTTAGCTCTGGATGCCCCGCCTGTTTAAATTTACTTACCAGAGTTACATTATGAGACCGAATTGCTTCGTGCATATAAAACACAATTACTTCCCGTATATTTTCTCGGAAAGCTTCGGCCTGATCGCGGATAGCTGGGTGTGTCTGACTACCTACGTACATGATCTTGTCTAATGCGCGGTCAGCAATTTCTTCAGGCGTAAACCCACGGTTATCCGAGGTCATTACCATAACGTTTCCGATATTACCTGCTGCTAAATCAAACATCTATACTACCTCACTGGGTACCGTACTTGCGGAGTCCGATACATATCTTGACGGTTCTTGCCTTCGCCCAGTTGCTTCAGCATACCCATCGCTTCGTTGTAGCGCTTTTGGTATTCAGCAATAACGTCAGCTTCGCCTTTCATGAACGTATACGCTTCTAATAGCGCGCCGTAAAGTAAAACGCTCTCAAAGTTATCACCTAACCACGTCGAACCTGCAACCGTAATCGACGGCGGGTAGTAGAAATAGTGAAGTTCTGCGCCGTAATTTTGGTCTGGGGTAGGTCCAAGGATGAAGGAGTTCACATCAAAGAAAGCGTAGTGAGTTGGCGGTCCCGTCACATTTGGATTAGGGAAGGACGAACGAATAAAGCTCACATCTTTATTCAGCAGGAACTCGTACGACCCAGTATTTGCGTCAATCAACGCGATTGAAAACGTAGCAAGCCAATCCGAAGGAACAGAAAGATATTTGTTGTTGGCGGTCACGCTGCCGGTGACGTTCTTCCGTAAGTCCAGAAGTTGGACTGAGTTGAAGATGCGCTCTTCGGCGTTAACGATGAAAATATCAATTTGCTCAGTCGAAGTGAGTCCACCCGACCCTACCGTATCCGGAAAGTCGTTTTCGGTGTAACCCTTAATTGCTTCGACGAGTTCAGCGTAATTCATTAGCCAAGCTTCTTGCTGCTGTGTGTACCCTTGGTAGCCGCACCCGTACCGCGAGTCTTCACAGTCTGAGTGTTAGCTACGTTGTTAGGATAGCCTGAGTTGTTCTTCACAATAGGCACCGTTTTTGGTTTATAGTCCATATTATTTACCCCGCGAAGATGACTTCTGATTGGCGATCTTGGCTAGGTTACGGCCCATTGCACCCATCTGTGCGTTGGTCTTGCCGCCCTTGGCCATCTTAGTCAGAGGCTTACCCTTGTGCATTGCGCGCTCGTGCTTGTGCACGGCCTTCGCTGCGGTAGCCTTATCCTGCTTCATGTCTTTCTTATCCATCACTAATTCTCCGTCTCGACTGTTACGGTCCCTATTTGACCAACACCTAATAGCGTATTTGGAAGACCAAATAAACCCAAAGGATTATTTAACCCTACAGGGGCCCAACCCCACTGAATTATGCGGCTACCATCGGTTGGGTTATTGTCCACGTTCAGGCCCGCTTGTCCATAGCTATTGTCTGGGCGTGGGTCGCGCAGCGCTTGTGGGTCATCCACGGGGTACATACCCAACTGAAGCTGGGGCTGATCTGGTTCCCAGCAAGTGGGGCACACGAGAATGTTGATGTTCTTGGTCTTAATGACAAGCCGCTTAAGCTCCTTAAGCTTGTAGCGGAAGTTACAGCGGTCACACTGGGCGATTGCCCACTTACCAGAGGCGAACCGATTAGGCACGTATCACCGGAAATACTGACGAGGTGCGATGCGCAAAGGCGCTTTCTCACGGTCCTCATCAGCAGCCTGCTGCCAGAGTTCTTCATACTGCATCTTCAGCCCCGCAGAACGCTCAAGCGCGCCGGGAACCTTTAGGGATAGGTGATACGCGAGACCAGCCACCAGACAAGGGAGGAACCTAAACGGTATATCTTGCGTAGTAACACCTTCACCAGCATCCTGTAAGCGGCGCAAGCGCCAGTAAACAAATGTATAATAGCTGTTCTGGTCAGGCGCAGGCCACACGTTGATGCTCGGGTACTGGATACCGGAGGGGTTTTGCGCACCAGATTGGCGGTTAATCCACACTTGGATAGGCCGACCCTGCGCGTTCTTATTTGGAATAGTCGAGTATGTGTCGATACTGATACGGTTAATAGTGATATCAGTCTGCTGCTGCCCAGTCTGGGTGCGCACGACATGCTCAAGTAGGTCTATGGTATCTACCGGCAGGTCATAGACGATCTGTCCCTGCACCATGGGGATCGAACCCTGCTCAATGGTCCACAAGTTAATGCCACGGTTAGCCCACTCAATAGTGAGCAGGTTCAAACTGCGGCGTGCAGTGCGTAAGTCATAACCCGTGCGAAGCTCAGCCCCACAACGCTCAAAAGCCTCTTCGACTAGGTCGTTGAGGTTGAGGTTAAATGTGGTGGTGCCAGAGGTAGTCATCGGTACTTAGCTGCCTTCTTTGCTATGGCCTTTGGCTGCTTAACGAACTGTTTGCCCGCCTTAATGCCTGCGCGTTTCGCCTTGCTTGTAGCAGAGTATTCCTGCGAACTCAAAGCCTCACGTGCTTTCTTAGGTAAGTAGCGCTCACCCGTAGCTTTCGGCCCTTGAGTAGACGGCTTGCCTGACTTGGTTCCCCAGTCTTCCTTACCCCATTTGGACAAAGATTTCTGCGCTTCTGTCTTCGGGCCGCTGTAGCTGCCGCCGGACTTCTTGTACCGCTGCGTAGCAAGCTGGGCTTTGCGTGCGGACCATTGACCTGCGTTTCCACCTTTGTCGCCAGCTTTTACACTAGCGACAATGCGTTTCCATTTAGGTTCGTCCGACCGAGCCATGATTAAAACCTCATCATGCTCATATTACGCATGGCTTGCATACGTGGGTCTTCTTGGCCGACCTGCTGAGAATAGGGGTTAGGCGCTGGGGGTTGAGTCATCATTTGCGGCTGCATTGGATCACTGACGGGGCCACCTGAAATCCTAGGTTGCGTCGGGTCGAAACCAAAGTCGGACCCGCGCCCACCAGAGACTTGCGGTTGGGGCTGGGGTTGGGGCTGGGGTTGGGGCTGCTGCGGAGCCGGAGGGAAAGTCATAGGTTGTTGTTGTTGTCGCTGCCGCGCTGACAATATGCGTTGCCGAAGCATATCGAAGCCGCCGAAACGCTGCTGGGGCATACCAAACCCACCACCAAAGCCGTTAAATCCGCCGAAGCCGCCGAAGCCCTGCTGTTGCTGAGGCATACCGAAACCACCGAAACCGCCGAAGCCCTGCTGTTGCTGAGGCATACCGAAGCCACCGCCAAAACCACCGAAGCCCTGCTGTTGCTGACCACCGAAGCCACCGCCAAAACCACCGAAGCCCTGCTGTTGCTGACCACCGAAGCCGCCCTGTTGATTGCCAAAATTACCTGCAGGAATCATATCACTTACCTTTATTGAAGCCCTTTAGCAACTGCGCAAACCGTGCACGTTGGCCTAACTTACCGGGAGCCTTAGCGGCCTTAGCAAGCTTACCGGCTGGGATTTTCTGCCCTTTCTTGGTGCCTAAAGCCGAGCGCAATGCACCGGGCTTCTTAATGGCCTTCGAAATATCGAGCTTCGCCTCGCCGCCTTTAGCATACATAGTCACTTCGTCGGGGTTATCCTTACGACGAATTGTCTTCGCCCCCGGCATTTTAGAAGGGTTTATAGCCCCCATACCCCGACAAGCGCGCATTAGCAGGAGCCGCCGTTTTTCATCTTGACCATCGAAGTCTTGGTCTTGCCTTTGACAGCACAACCGTCGATGGAGCCGCCCTTGGCGAACTTCATCATTGCACGACCCTTAGTGTCGGCTGACTTCTTCTTCATAGCAGCGCCGAACTTAGTTGCCTTACCGCCTTTCGCCATACCCGGCTTAGCATTGCGCTTTGCCAGTTCCTTAAGAAACTCTTTACGCTCTGGGGTCAACGGCACGGTGTTTGCACCACCCGTAATCGGCTCTTTTGGTTTTTTCTTCGGCGGCATTGGTTGCTCC